GATTTCCTCCATGAAGTGCGACCAGTACATGACCTTTGATTCGTCTTTCGCTGCCGTGAGGATGATATGCAGTGCGTTCACGGACAGGAAAGTGTCATCGAAGTCACAGATCATGACCCACTCAGCATCGGAAGCATCCATCCCGGCATTTCTTGCCCCGGACACTCCTGCATGGGGAATCGTAAGGTTCTTTACCTCATAGGGATAATCTTTGAATAACTCGTCCGGTAACGCACTGTCCTCACCGTCACTGACTACAATCACTCCGATATCCTTGAAGTCGATATTCCGTTGCAGTGCAAGCATATCGAACCAAGGTTTCCCAAGTGACCAAGGACTCTGATAGTGCGTAATAACCAGATCAAGTTTGTGATTGCCCGTATCAATCACTCCTTTCTCAAATTTCAAGGGTTATAGCACACCGACAGTTGATATTATTCTGCGGTAGCGTGAAACCGCCCGGTGCTAATGCAGAATCTCCATCAAAGGTGTAGAACCTGTCATTTACATCAACAACCATCCCTTCAAGGTAGTCATGCGTTTCACGAACCTTGTCATCCATCATGGTCATCCAACGTTTTTTGACCGGTTTACCGCTTTTGATTCCTGCTTCCACAACCCCTGTGTTGTAGTCCCGGACAGATTCTGTATCAATCAGACGGATCATCTCATCGACTGTACCGTCATCCAGATATTCCTCTGCCCTTTCTCGCCATGTCTTATTCTCAATTTCAAGGTTCACAGTTTTATCATCAAGACCGTCCTTGAAAGGAACGATCCCAACAATCTGTTCAGCATCATGCCACCCGTAGGCATATACAAGGCAGAGTACGAACTCAAGGTAATCACAGTAGGTTTCTTTCTGCTTCTTCCTCTCTGCCGGTGGCAGTGCCATTACCCGTCTGGTTTCCTCACGGATCAGGTTTAACTCGTCCCATTCAAACAGGGTGTTCATTCAACCGTCACATCCGTTTTGCTCTGCTTTGCCAGTGCTTCCTGCTTCTTCTGTGCTTCAGCTTCACGCTGCTTCATCCACTCCATGCCCATGCGGTACGCTTCCTCTGTGTCCACAAACAGACCGGATGCTTCGTATGCTTTCTGCGGATGCACCTTGTCATTGTTCAGCATGGTCACAAGGGTCTGCGACTTGGACAGGATGTTCTCATAGTTCCGTCTGGTGAACTTCACATCAATGTCAGTCGGGTCAAAGGAAACACCTGCAATACCGTTGCACAGGATAGAAACCACTTGGAGCATTTCCTGTTCTGGCAGGTGAAACATCGTTTCAAACGCTTCCGCACGGGTTTCTGCCCCTTCCCAACCGTTCTTTAGAATCACAGCACCGTTGTTGGAGGAATCACTTGTGCCACCGGCACTCTGGGACGGTACACCGCAGATTTGCAGGACTGCGTTATACATATCGTCCTTGAGTTTCTGGTTCTGACTCTGGTCAAGCTGTTCTGCCAGAATCTTGATGTCCGCTTTGTTGTCACCGGTGGACTTCAGCAGAATGAGTCCTGCCTGACGGATCGTGTTGGCATCCATGCCATCGTCCAACTGGCAGTTATACAGAACCATCAGGGACTGCACGAACTGCTGAACCGCTTCGTTCCTCGCACAGTCGAAATCGTTGATCGCATCAAGCAGTGAGAGAACGATTTCAAAGCATCCCTGTCTGGCGGAATTGTTCTGGTATTCGATAATCGGGATCACACCGAATGTGTTCCGGGACTGCGTTGCCTTACCGCTGCCGTGGACGATGGTGTAGACCGAATCTGCCGTGTAAACAGTGAAAGTGATCTTCTGCGATTTTGCATCAGTCACATAATTGACACCGGCGATAACCCGTTTGCTGAAATCATTCGCCCGGATCACGAAGGTATTGCGTGGGTCGAGCGTATACAGGTTAAACGGTGACCGGATCAGGCGGTTGAAGTTCTGGACTACATACCGGAAACCGATACCGCAGATCATGCACCACTCAATCAGTTCCTTGTCCTTAGTTTCCTTGCCGATAATCCGCATCAGGTCATTCAGTTGTGCAACTGTAGCAGACACATTCTCGCCATCAACGGAAGAAATATAGGTGATCGGCTTCCCGGCAATGTATCCGACCTTGAAGGAAACAATTTCGTTGGCACGATTTTCACAGATTTTTTGGGTCAGTTCCGGTCTGTACTCACGGGTACGGTACAGGGAAGGTTGCTTACCCTTGTAGTAATCCCAAAGGTATTGAATCTCTCCCCTGTTAACCAGATGGTCAATGTATGCCTGTTCGACAACGGCAACAACGTTGTCTGCCGTAATTTCCGATACATCGGCAAAGAGATTCCGTCTGCCGAACAGATTACGGGAAGCACATCCGTTATTGCTCGTTTCGTTGGTATCAGGCATCTTTTCCACCTCCATGAGTGTCCGAAACCCCTACCCCCTGTTTCGGTTGTGGCAATATGCCACTCCATCGTTCATCAGGCATCCGATGTGTCGGTAACATTCCACCGTGTGTAATGTTCATCAGACCGTTTCCGCACGATTTGTTATAAAAAACGGCACATGACTGCTTTCGCTCACAATCATGTGCCTGTTACATTTCTGAACAGAGAACAGCCGATGGGTTACTGTCCTCTGTTGGTCAGGAGGAACGTTCAATGGTATCCAAACCGGGGTCGGAGGTCTGTTGCCATGTCATTCCGATAAAATTCTATCACACGGTCAAACCTTGTCAAATTTACAGTCAAAAAATCCGAACGTTCGTGTTTTCAGAAGATTCTCCGCATGATCTGAATCTTGTTATCACAGAAAAATGCCATGTTGATTGCCATCGCAAGGCTGTCCGGGGCATCATCGTGCTTATTTTTGCCGGTCATGCTGAAAGCATAGACATTCTGCATGAATTTCTCATAGGTTTTTGTCCGTTTTCCTGCTTCAAGGAACACCATACGCTCCCGGATGTCCGGTGCTTTGTCAAAAATTCGTTGTGCCTTGCCGTTTCCGGTGTAATGTTTGGTAGTTTTCATGACATTCACACGGTATCCCTTGTCCCGGAGCAGTGAATCAACACCATCAGCGTACTCTGCTGTCATTTTTGTTGCTTCAACACCCACAGATGCCACATTGTTACCTATGATCGCACTGACAAGCAGTGGTTGCGTAACAGTTTTGTCCCGATCATCGTAAACCACATCCGGGATAAAGATGTCCTCACCGTACTGGTAGCAGACAGGGGCAGCAACGAAGTCACCACCACCCCATGCCGGGTCAACTGCCATGAAAATACGGTCTGGATCGCAGTCAGGCAGCACACCGTTGTAGAAACGGAGGTCTTCCGGTCTGAAAACTGCCCCGTCACGTTCAATCGGCTGTCCTTGGTACTGTGCAAGCCATGATGCCATGTCATTGTTCTTCTCAAACGATGCCCTTCTCTGCTGATACGCTTCGGACGAGAACCCGACACCGTAGGCATAGTCGAAGTTGGACTCTTCCTGATCGTTAAGGGCAGGTACATTGATCTGCTTCCACCGGACGGATTTGAACTTTTCCTCATTCTGAAGCAGTTCGATTCTCATGCCTTGAGGGTCGATCAGTGACCACCTTGTGCCGATCCAGAGGTGTTTCGCTCCCTCTTTCGCACGGGGCAGGAAGTTGTTCTCGACCTTAGACCAAGCAGACATGAGCCGGTCTTTATTCATGGCTTCCTCAATACCAGAGATAAGGTCATCTGCCACCTCATACCCGTTACAGTCGCAAGCACCATTCAGTGTGCCGTAGAGAGATCGTCCGGTGAAACTGGCATACCGCTTTTCCCGGTCAATGTTCAGCAGTAAGTCCTTGGCATTGGTCGAAACCAGTTTGCGTTCCGGGAACACATCCTGCCATGCGTAGGTATATGGGTCATTGAGGATTTCAAGCAGACCCTTGTAGAACACCCCAACAACAGAGTCCGTGTAGCTTGTATACAGGTTGCTGCTCTCCGGGTTCCGCAGGATCACCCACAGCATAAAAAACAGTATGAGGGTGGTCTTGCCTACCCGTGGTGGCATACTCAGAAATAATTCATCCAGTTCGCCATCCTCAAGACTCTGCAACGCATCTGCCACTACCTTCAGTTTCTTTCGCCTTGGCAACCAATACTGCTCCGGTAATGGTCTGCCCCACTCTATATATACCATAAAGTCATCAAAGTGTTCCCTTGCAGACAGCAGATATGACATTCTATGGTACTTCTCATACCCTACCACCCTCTGTATTGCTTCCCTGTATGACTTTATATACTTATACCCCTCTACCTTGTCTTGCTCATATAACAATCTAATACAACTATAGGCATCCTCCCAATGACTATGCCGTAAGAATTTCTCATAAGCATCTGCCAACCTCTGACTTACCATATATACCTCCCCGTATTGTATACAATGCTTTAGTATATTAAACAGATAATGATAATCTATATATATTTGCGGAGTACATTTATGTACGGAGCAAAAGAAAGAAAAGAAAGTACCAAAGAAAAGAAAGAAATACTCTTATTATTAT